ATTACGCTGGCTGACCAGCGTCGGGTGACAACCGGTCTTAACCGCCAGAATGCCCGCAAGATCAGTCAGGTGGTCGCATCGACGCCGGACTTTAATACGAAGTCGGTCGAGGCGTCCTACATGGCCGTCTGCCATCCGGACCTGGAGAGCGATCTTCGTAACATGACCGGCTTCAAGGTGGTCGCGGACTACGGTCCGCACACCACGCCATTCGAAGGCGAGATCGGGTCTTGCGAGCAGGTCCGTTACCTTACCTCGACCGTCATCGCTCCCTGGACTAATACAGGTGGCACTTCGGTGACTAATGGCCTGCGGTACACCGCGGCTGGCGGTGCTGGTTCGTGCGATGTCTATCCGATTCTGATCTTCGGTCGCGACGCTTTCGGCATCGTGCCGCTCAAGGGCAAGTCTTCGATGACTCCGATGGTGGTTAATCCGAAGCCGGCTCCGGGCGATCCGCTGGCTCAGCGCGGGACAGTCGGGTGGAAGCTGTGGACTTCCACGGTTATCCTCCAGGATGCCTTTATGGGTCGTTTGGAAGTAGGGGCTACGGCTTGACGGGTAATGTGAGTTGATATACTCTCCCCGAGACGGAATGTCAAGGGGAGAGTTTCATGGATGCGCAGTTGGTTAAGGAGTTGTTTGATTACGATCCCGAAACAGGCATTCTTCGATGGCGGATTAGCATTTCGTGCCATAAGAGGGGTTCAGTTGCTGGGTCTCGGAAATCGAATGGTCGATATTTGGAGGTGCGATACAAAGGGGGTTGGTTTTTGGCGCATAGGCTCATTTTTCTTTGGATGACAGGAAGATGGCCTGAACCGGAAACTGATCACCTAGATTTAGATGGGGTTAACAACCGTTGGTGTAATTTGCGGGAATCGACAAAATCGCAGAATGCGGCTAATCGAGCAGCGTTCAGGACAAATAGGACCGGGTTGAAGGGTGTGGTAAATGTGGTACGGGACGGAAAGGCAAAGTTTGAGGCTCGTATCCGCATCGACGGAAAGCAGAAGCATCTTGGTCGGTTCGAGACTGCTCAGGAAGCTCATGCCGCATATGTTACAGCGGCAAAACGATTCTTTGGTGACTTCGCACATTCTTAGGAGATGAACATGACTAACGCAGTTTCTCACATCAGCCCGATCAACTACAACGCCATGGCCAACATCGCCACCGGCTATTACACCGGCGATGCTTCTGGTGCGATTCCTGTCGATATCGGCTTTACCCCGACTTGGGTAAAAGTTGTGGACATGTCGGCGACGACTTCGCCCACTTCTTATGAGTGGATTCTCGGCATGGCTGCTACCGATTCGCTCATTGAAACCCAGGCCGCGCCGCAGCCGGTGATCGACACTAACACCAATATCTCGACTAACGGCGTGATCAACACTGGCATCGTCTCGGCTGGCGTCTATCTGCCCAGCGGCAGTGGCGCTGGTGATGGCACGTTAGGCAATACCTCGGTCTCGGACTACTCGATCACCCAGTCGGGCAATCGTCTGACTTTCGGCACGAACCTGAATACTTCTGCTCATAATTACGTTTGGGTGGCGATCGGCTGATCGGTGAGTTTCATGTGCTGCATTCGGATCGAGCGAGCTTCCAACGGGTATGTGGTTCATGCCACGGACCCGAAGATTGCCGCCGAGAATCAGAAGCCGAACAGCAAGTGGAAGGATTCCGATCGGGAGTACGTGTTCAAAGAACTGGGGGCGGCATTGGAATTCATCGAGAAGATCGCGGAGATCGCGCTTCCTCTCGATCCCGAGCCGCCCGATCCGTTCTCGAAGGCGTTCAATGCCGCCGTCAAGGGTGGCGAGGATAAGGACTGACGACCATGACGGTGAAAATCATCTCCCTGGACGATACCGGTAATTCGTCTCTTGGTGTCCAGCTTGCGAATATCAACACTAATTTCACTGCTGTGGTTGCCGGCATCAATGCCGGCGTTACAGGCTCGACTGGCCCGACTGGTCCGACCGGACCTTCCGTTACCGGAGCAACCGGCCCCACCGGCGCATCCTCGACCGTCACTGGTCCGACCGGAGCTACTTCGACTGTTACCGGTCCTACCGGCTATACTGGCCCTACCGGGTCTACTGGACCGACCGGCCCCTCTGTTACCGGCCCGACCGGCGCATCTTCAACTGTCACCGGCCCTACCGGGTCTACTGGACCAACTGGACCTTCTGTTACCGGTCCGACCGGGGCCGCAGGTACTGCTTCTTCGACGGGTGCAACTGGTCCCACGGGATGGACAGGACCTGCTGGAGCGGCATCGACCGTCACTGGCCCAACAGGCTGGACAGGTCCAACCGGTAATGTCACTGGCCCGACTGGTCCCACTGGTTGGACAGGTCCTGCATCCACCGTCACTGGCCCTACCGGCGCATCTATTGCGGCTGTTGGCACCTTTGTGGCTAACGGTGTGACTCCCGTCACTGTGGCTGATGCTGGCGTTACCGCCAATTCGCTGATTTTCTTCACCTTGAAGACTGTTGGCGGTACTGTGGGGACTCTTCCGGTTCTCCGAACGATCACGGTTGGCGTTGGCTTTACGGTTGTGGCTTCGGCCTATGATATCTCGACTTATAACTATGGCCGTCAAGGCTGATCCTGAAGGAGTTTGTCATGTCTTTGAAAGACTTGGGTAGCAATCTCGAACGTGAGATTCCGGTAGCTGTCAAGGCTAAGCCTGTCGGCATGCCGGAGCGCGTCAAAATTATCCTGGAGGAGAATGACAACATTCCTCCGACTGGACAGTTTTTCGGCATCAATGGTGTCAGTTATATTCTCAGGGCTGGCGAGGAAGTCATGGTGCCAACGGGCATCATTGACATTCTCGACAACGCGGTCGAGACGCGCCCGGTGCTCGATCCGAACACTCTGAAACCGATCGGTTGGCGGAACAGACAGAGATATCCGTATAGAAAAATTTCCTGAACAATATTAAGGACTTAGTTGAATGACCCTTCGCGAGCTGCTCGAAGAGCTGCGGGAGAACATTCTGCACGATCGTTCTGATCAGATTGCCGGGGCTTCCGATTATCTTTGGTCTGACAGGACTCTTGTGAGATATATCGATCAAGCGCAGCGACGCATGGCGCGTCAGGCGCTTATTTTGCGTGATTACATTTCTTATTTTCCGACAAAGCCGTTTGAGAAGGCATATAAGCTTCCGCCGTATGTGATTGCGGTGATTTCGGCGCGCTGTCTGGCGCTTCCTTCTGTCAGTCCTCCACTTCCTGAAGATCATTCTGATCTCGCGCGTGCTGGTCATGCATTGTTTGATACCTATCATGTTCCTGACACATATTTCTTTGATCCTGGTTCGTTGAGCGCGTTGCCGCCTGGCAAGATGCTGGCTTTTGATACCGACGAATATCTCCAGGAGGATGACGAAGGTTCACTTGGGACAATGACTCTGCGTGTCTTTCCTGCGCCGGACCCGCTTCATATTCAACCTTTGCGTTTACGTGTCTTGCGTTTACCGAAGACTAATCTTACCCTGGAAAATTTGGATGTGTCGCCAGAGATTCCGGAAGAGCATCATCTTGATCTCTTAGATTGGGCGGCCTATCTTGCCTTGCGTATCGTGGATGTGGATGAGGGCATGCCGAACAGAGCGCAGGAATTCATGCAGACTTTCGAGGTGCATTGTTTGGAGGCTCGAAAGATTATGATGCGCAAACTGTTTGCGGTCTCGGCTTGGGGATTCGGTAGGAACGGATTTTCATGGGATACGGATTATCTGTGAGCCATTTGCTGTTGTAGGATTAACGCGCTATAGTGGTGGCTCTGCTTGTTTGGAGTACCCGCCATGGCCGGTCTTATTTCCCCCAAGAAAACCTCGCTCCGTATGGGCGCTATCCCTGGTTATCAGGTTGGTACGCCTGACGTACCGACTCTTCCCAATCCTGCTTCACAGGTGGCGCAGGGGGTTACGTCGCCCGCTGGATATTTGCCGACTACTGCGCCTCTGCTTCCTACTGCCATTTCTGCAATTCCAGCTAATTTTGCTGCTAATAATCCTTTTGCAGGTACGGCGGCGCGAGGTTATGCAGCGGCTACGGAAGGGGCTCGGACTGGTGATATAGGGCGTCAGATAGGCGGATCATTGACTGGTGTGGCTGCATCTATTCCTGCCGGTACTTTTGCTTTGGGTCGCGGCGTTATGAGCGCGGTTGCGCCGGTGGCTCGAAGTTTTTGGGGTGGTTTAACAGGCATTCCTTCTGCCGCTCCTGCGGCCGGTGGCGGCGTTACTACTGCACCTACTGCGCCTGTCACACCTGTTGCATCTGCCAGTCCTTGGGGGACTTCTTCAAAACTTGCAGCAGCCATGACAAATTTCGGTCAGATTCCTGCCGGCTATACTCCCGGTGCTGCAATTAATGAGAAGGGGGAGCGCCCGTTCGATATTATTCGAAGAGGCGAAATGACGCATTACAATGATTTGAATACAAGTGCGATTCCGGCTGGTGCTTCTGGTGTTCCTGGTGTTCCTGGTTCGCACATGATGTCAATTCGTGCCTTGACGCTTCTTGCTCCACTTCTTCAAGCAAGAATGGCGGCTCTTTCCAATCCTCAGAATCAAGTGTCTGCGAAAGTGGTGCAAATGATGGAGAAGGAGCATGCGAATTCTATTGCGAAGGGGATGGACCCAAGGATAGCTGACGCGAAATTGAAGGATGATTATTGGCAGTTCCTGAATGGCCAGTGGAAGGCGGAGGCGGCGGCGCGTCAGGCGTACGGTATAGGGAATGATCAAGGTGCTGATCAGAATCAGATTATTCCAGGTGCTGGTTTAACTGAGCCGGCGGGTCAGTAATATGGTCGATTTCACCCCTAACGAACCTTCTTGGCTTCCCAGGATGCCGGCTATTTCGCCGGTGTCGCCGAACTTTACTTACGCTTCGGAACAACCGTCTGCGCCTCCGTCCTCTTCCGGTTTCTTTACACCCGCCCTGGCCAGCGGGGCTTTTGGTTTTCTAGGCGGTGCCGCCAGGGCCATTCAGGCTGGTGGGGCGGCGGTAGGCGCTCCTGGTATTGCCGAGTGGGGACAGGCTCATGCCTTGAAAGCGGAGCAAGAAG